CTAAATGGAAATAATTTCGATATTCCTTTACTAAGCACAGTATTTTTAACAAACTATACCTCAAATATCTACGGTAAAAATCTGAACACTTGGAGAATTTATAACTCTAAGACTGAAGAAAAAATCTTGGATGTTAGAGGCGTACCTTACTTGATCTACACATTTGCCCAGCCTGGATACTACTCAATACAGAATACTGTAGAGGATGCAAATGGTAACGTGTATGCTATAACTGAGACAGCTTACATTACAGTTAAGGATCATACAATTAAAAAAGAGAATGATCCTGATCCATTTACAGTGAATTCCGCAGATTATGGATATCCACCACCAAGCAGGGGTAGAAAGACATTTACTGAAGATCTTTCCAAGGATCTATACCAGGAGCAATTGTATATTTTAAGTGAAAACACGAAGAACCTTAAAGGTTCCCCGCTTTTACTAAAGAATGACCCAGATGCTACTTTTGATCCGATCGGGGATTAATAGAAGCTACGTTTTTTGGATGGTTTTTATATTTCCAATCCTCGTATCTTTTAACAATCTCTTTTAAGATATCGGCTCTAACAATATCAGCATCGGTAAATCTTATTTCGTAAACTCCTTTTACATCTTTCATTATCTCAACAAAAGTTGGTAAAGCTACTTTTTCGAACGAAATATCATGTTGTGTGACATCACCTGCTATTACCATCTTTGTATTTTTACCTAATCTTGTTGTATAAAGCATCAGTTGCTTCATATCGCAGTTTTGAGCTTCGTCTAGAATCATTAGGCAATCGTCAAATGTAGCACCTCTCATATAAGCAAGAGGTTTATATTCGATTATCTTATCCTGCATTAGCTGGACAACTTTTTCTCTTGGGATAATTTTTTCTAGTGTTATAAGATAACTTTCCATGAATGGACCGATCTTCTCATTTACATCTCCAGGTAAGCTACCTAATTTTTCTCCAGATTCCTGAATAGGCTTAGTAAGGACTATTTTTTTGATAACTCCTTTTGCTAATAACTTTAAAGCTGTGTAGCAAGCGCTGAATGTTTTTGAACTACCCGCGGGACCCCAGCAAAAAGTTATTGTATTTTCTAAGATAGATCGGGAATAATTAGATTGATTTGGACTAAGAGCAATGTCAAAAAAGTCTTTTTGCGTCAGTTTGATTTTAGAATTTGTCGTCATATAAAGGCATGATATATATTCCAACTTAATAATCGTAAAAAACACACCATGTCTACAATAAGCATCACTGAAATTCTAGGGTCCGATTCGATATCAGCATCCAGAACAACAATCAATTCCAATTTCATTACACTCCAGAACTGGACAAATTCTTATTCTACCAACTTTGGTATAGATTTGAATAATGGAATATTGGACGTTTCTGCCCAACCAACTGGTAGGGTAACTGCAAAGATCGGACAGTTTAACTCGTTGCAAGTTCCGGTTGGAAGTACAGCTTCAGCACAAATTTTAAATACCGGAGCAGCAACATTTAATGGTGTTTCAACAACTACCTTAACAGGATCCGGTTCTGTATCATTCTCAGGAACAACTGCAGTAACAGGCACAGGAACATTTACAGCTGGCGGAACAGCAAGCTTTAATTCAAGATTGAATGTTAATTCGTCTTTTGCTTTAGGACCTGCTGGATTTAGCATTCTTGGCAATACGGTTTACACTACAGGATTAACTGCAGGACAAGAATTCCCGGTTACCAATAACTCTGCACTTTCAGGTGGTGGCGTTACTAGTTCAGTTAACTCGCCTTATGCAATAACAGGAACGGAGAATATAATTTATGCTGATTGCGGTCCTACAGGTTTCTATATGAAAGTTTCTGAGACATCTGGTTCTACTGGATCTTACGTTCCCGCAGGATTTACGGTTACTATCGTAAACACAAAAGGAGCTACCGGATACATCTACACAGGTGTAACTGGATCAAGCAGCTATTACACAGGGTTTAATACTAGTGCTGCTTATGGAAATTGGCCTTCAGCAGGAATCGTGGTTCCAGCAGCAAGCCAATATCAGTCAGCAATTACCCTAAGATGGGAACCAAGAATTGCAAGTGCTCAGGGTACACAAAGAGGATCGTGGGTAGTTCTAAGTTCCTCAAATATGACTTTCTAATAAAAGCAAAACGCGGAGATGGCTAAAACCCCCTTTATTCAACCATTACAGCTAACGGGAGGAACGTTTTATACCTTCTCATCGGCTGCTGAGGATTTATCATTCACATTTAATAATTCCACTAGCAAATTTAAATTTTCTAAATTTGCATTATTGAACATTCCCAATATTGATTATTTCGATACAACCGGGAATACAATTAAATTACCCGCTCCAGATTCAGCTTTCTTGGATTGGAGTTCAGGATCTAATGTGATTGTACCTGCCGATGGAAACATCGCTTTCTCACAGTCTTTTCAAAGCTACTGTTTGAATATTGAAACAACCATCTTAAGTTCTGATGAGTATGATTCAAACTTGAAGCAAAACGTTTCTGAAAGGGTTTTCTTTAAGTGGTTAAAAGAGCTAGGAGCTATCAGATTCCAACCAGCATCTTCTACGGAAGTAGCTTCCACACTGAATCAGAATTCTATCGTAGTTACTAACAATATACCAATCACCCAAAAAAGATTCGTAGAAGGTGATCCTGTAGCGGGTGTAACCGGATCTTTTGGTTTAACTGGTGCTGTTTATAATAATGTGGTTCAGTATGTTGGAGAACTTGATATAGTTAACTCAGTAAGAAACGAAAACAACGCTTACACTGAGGTTTATGTGTATGTACCAACTAAAGATGGATCAACACCTACAGTTTTATTTAAAAACGTTGTAGATCAGAATTACACAATGGATTATACATGGACTAATAATCCATCAGATCCTTTGAATGACGAATACCTAACTGGTAGAGCCTATACTGAAACTAATCCTAGTGGATTAACAAACCTTGCTATATTTGACGATGATGTGCTAGGACAGCCTAGTGCAACATATACGGACACAGCAAATGGTACTACTGGATCTGGAAACTGGTATTCACCTAGAGCGGTAGCAAATACCTACTTTAACGATGCATTATTTACCGATCCTACATCATTAATAATCACAAAAACTAATACAGCTACACCTCCTTATACAAGTTTAACTTATACGAGGACTAAGCTAGATTCTATCGGAATTGATTTTGATCCTGATTCGTATTATGGAATAGCAACAAACCCATCTATATCAACATTTAGTGAGTTTAATGCAACTGCTGATGCTAATAATTTTGATTTTAACGCTGTTTTAATTTATTACGACGTATATGATCCTGCTAATCCATCGGATTCTGCTACGAACCTTTACGGTGTTCTATTTTTAGATGATGTTGTAACATCTGGCGGTGAAACTTATATCCCTAGATTGACCAAGAATAAACCAAATATTGTTACGAAATTAAACGGTAACTCTTATGGATTCAAGATCAATCTTAAGTTTGATGTAGATGTAGACCAAACTGGTGTAGAACAGGCTATTAACGATTACTCGCCATTCTCGCTTTCTATGTTTATGGATGCAGTAAACGTCCTTCAGGATGCAAGCTCAACCCTTAATAATGGTGCAAGTCAGGTAATTGGTATAGAACAAAGACTTACTAAAGTTGAAAATCTAGTTCTTACATCAGATTCCTCTTTAGATCTAAGTCAAAGAATAGATTTCTTGGAGCAAACGATCTCAGCAAACCAAGCATTATTTAATAATACGCAATCTATAATAGGTCTTATCAATCAGAACTATGAATTGATTAGAGCAATCGTCAATAACGACATACCTTCTATAGAAATATCCTATAATCTGGATGTTATCAAGCAAGGTATTGGTATATTGGTTGATAAAACTATAGAAAACGAGGTTACTATCTCGAATGACACACAGAATTATACGATAGGAAAAAATAAAGGTGTCGTAACTTTAAGTACCACTTCGAATAACATTCTCTCATTACTTCCTTTTGGTAATTACTATAAACATGTCAATAATGGATCACCTCTAAGTTTATCGCAGGATCTAACTATCAGAATAGACGATACCAACTTCCAGTGGAAGCGCGGGCAAACCTTTAGATTCTCTTTTGGTGATGAGGTATATCCGAATGATTTTGTTGTTACATTCTTAACAAATGCAGTAGGTAGATACCCATTATCATCCCCTACAAATGTTCCTTACTCAAAAACAATCTTGGTTTTAGACAAAACCGATTTTGCTACTTGGGCAAACATACCAGTAATCGATATCGTCTGTGTGGACCCAGAAAATCTGGTATTCCAAGTAGATGCAGTTGGACAATCTTTAACAAATAACCCGTAAGCATGTCAGCTACGCAAAACTCAATAAGCTCATTAATAGCTCAGTTTCTGAGACTTCAGACAAATGCCCTTGAAATAATTCAGGGCTTAAACCAAGTTGCAACCTCGACAAACGAGAGTGTACAAATTCAAATACTAGACGAAAGGGGGACACCTAAGAATGTAAGTGTACCTGGGTTTGGATATTTGCAGAATCAGATCGATCGGATTGATAATAATGTAGAAGCGTTAGCCGGATTAGGGACAAACGCATCTACTGTAAGAAATGCCGATGGAACTTATTCTCAGATCTATAAAGCTCAAGCACTGAAAGATCCTGCCCCTCTGACAGGTCTAACTACACCTAGCACATTTGCAGCAAAAAATAATTGGTTTTTTGAAAGCTTCTTAACACCTCTTTTATACATACAGATTGATCTAACCAATCAGATAGCACAGCTTTCTGAGAGCGATAAGATACTTATCGAGAACGCAGATAGAATATTATGTAGGAGAATCATAGCTAATACTATTACTGACGTAGATAAGCAATTTTTTGACACTAACCTAAGAGGCAGAAATGATCTTACCTATAATCAATTCGTTACAGCATTAACTGATGCAGGCATTAATTACTTCGTGGACGAAGACATTCTTCAGCTTCCATTAAGAACTTTAGCAAATGTTGGTAATTTTGGTGTAGTTGGAATTACAGATGACGTTGTTAATGTTACTGATGCAAACGGGGCTACCTCGCAAGAAACTAGAAGAAACTATATTCTTGACACTCTCAATTACACGGATGTTACATCTGGTGTACAGGGAGGTAAAACTCTGGATGTAAAAGATGTGCTTGCTACAAATGACGGTAGCAGATACAGAATTATATCAATCGATAGAGACCAAGGATCAGTTCAGGTATTAAGAATAGCCGGGTATCAACCTATTTCAATCGGTGCTAATAGTTTAACTTTTGTATCCAGCCAATTCTCTCCAAAAACTATCGATGTTAACGTTGGATTTAATGAAAGAACTGGCGTTTTCTTTAAAACATTGGATGATAATTTTAATCTAATAGGTTCTCAATGGTCAACTGGTGTTGTTTTCTTCAGTAACGAACTAACCATCACTACTGCAAGCGGGACACAAACACTTGAGCAGTATTATAATTCGCAAGTTGCTGATATAGGTCAGATTCTTTTTGGTATGGCTAAAGAACGTAAAATTTCTGCTCTGCAGGGTATTTTGCCTTCCCCTCCAACCTTAGAAACAACAAATTTCAATGTTTATCAGATCAATAAACAATTGACCGATAATACAAGTTCTCAACAATTAACGGATCTTATCTCACAAAAAGCACAGCTTAAAAGCGAGATCGAGCAAACAGATGTTGCAATCAATAGGGTTAGATCACAGGTAAACAGTTTAACAAGTTCTACCGCTCCAGCAAATACAAGTTTTGTCGGACTAGCTAATACTTCAGCAAATCAAGAGGTAAGCATATCTTCTATATCACCTGTTCAGGATGCAGCTTTCAATCAGGTAGTTGATCCTTCTCAGCTTAATTCTTTACAATCACAGCTTAATTCATTAACTATACAGAGGAATCAAAAATCTCAGCTTTATGAATCAGTTGTACAAAGCATTAATACATCTGCTTTGGATACGCCTCAATTAGCTGAAGCACCTAAGTATAGGATTAGAGGATTCTGGGCAATTCCAGCTCCTCAGGTTTCACCTGCAACCGGTACTCAATCAGTTATCCAATTCCAAATTAGATACAGATATCTGAGTCAGGGCGGTGCTGTTCAGCCAACCCAACAAAGTGAGTTTACCGATAATGACGGGCAAAAGAAAACCGGCGCATTTTCAAATTGGGTTGTATATAAATCAGAGATTCGTAAGAAATTCTATGATGTTAATTCAGGAACCTATGTTTGGGCACCGGAAGCAACCGACAATGCAGATGAGGTTAATATTAACCAATTGGATATTCCAATTACAAAGGGCGAGAAAGTTGAAATCCAGATAGCTTCTATCTCTGAAGCTGGCTGGCCGGACAATCCTTTAATTTCACCTTATTCACCTTCTGTTATAATAGATTTCCCTGCAAACCTTAGCGTTCTTTCCCCATTATCTACAGTTTTGGGAAATACTACTGATCAGGCTTTGGTTATCATGAAGCAGGAATTGTCAGCCCAAGGTCTTAACCAGCACTTGTCTGAACAATTTATTACAAATAATAAAACATTTTATCACACAGCAAATGGTATAGCATCAGGATTTTTCGGGAATGATGGATCGGTAGTTTCTCTATATCAGAAATTAATTGACCTCCAGAATCAAGTTGATTCTCTAAGAGCTGCTGTTACTAAAAGCGTGGGACAAATCAATGTTGAAATTGTTAGTTCAGATCTTCAGATACCGACAGGGTCAATCTTACCCGGATCCGTTATTTCTATCGAAGTACCTAGCTACTCCTCACAATTCACAAATTCACTAACAACCGACGCAGGAAAGATCAGTTCTACTGTATTGAGTCTTAAGATTTCTAACGTGGCTTCGAGTCCTCTAGAATTGGCTAGTTTGTTACCAGGAGCTTTGAGTGTTAAAGTTAATGATAGCACACCTCCACTTCCTGGATATTATCAGAATCTAAGATATGATCAGGTTCCAATGAGCCAAACTGCTCTTTCACCTGGTGATATTATAGGTCCAACCGGAAGTCCTGATAATATGTCAAGTTCACAGGCACCACCATACGCTTCTGCAAATCTTTATAGCCAGTGGTTATATCCAAGATTCAAGAATGTTGGAGGTGATCAGTCTCTATACGTGGAAAACAATGCACCTTACGCATCTAATTATGATTATGCTGGTGCAATCCCTGTAAATGGTAACTCTTTAATCCCGCACAATCCCGCACTTATTAGTCCAACTGGTTCTTTAAGCGGTGGATCTAATTCATTAGTTTGGATTGGTGGATATACAGGAGCAACTGGTGCTAAAACACCAATTGGAAATGGTCCTTTAAGTGAATTCTGCATACACACAAGTCATCCTGCTTTGAATAATGGAGCTGGAACCGGATTTGATGAATTGGTTAAACCAAATTACTCAAATGGATCTATAGTTTATCCAGCATTCAGACAGTCCTTGTATTTCCAAACAGATACAAACTCAAATGATTATTACAAGCAATTGGGCTACAGCCAGGTAACAACACCATTTGTTACCGGTGTTTCTGGATCAAATAGAACTGATGCAATGTATGCGCAAAAGCTTGGATTTGACCCTAATGACGAATACCTAATTGGGAAGTATTCTTGCGGTGCATATCTTTTCTTAGCTCCTCCTACTAATAGTTCAATTCAGGTTTCAGGCAGTTCTTCGCTTTCCTCCACTATAATAGGTACAGGAACTTCGAATAGCATTTTGGTCCCTGTTATATTCCAATTCAGAGCAGTAGATAAATTAGGTTATGTAGGTGGATTTAGATTGGCCGGTAATCTAACTAATATTGTATATTCTAAAACAATAGGCATAGACATTAAGCCTCGCTATTCAGATACTTTCTCTTTTGACATCCAATTAACAGGAAGATACAAAACAGATAATTTGCGTTCACCACTTACAGGAGCTGGTGGATCAGCACAACAAGGTAGAAGCGGGGTGTTAAACGGGTAATCCTAAATACACATAAAAAATGGCTGGAGAGAAACTTTACGATTATAATACGTCCTTCCAAGTGGTAAGGACAAACCCTAAAATCAACGGTAACTTTAAAATTACCGTTGACTCCACAGCTAAGGTGTGGCTGAATTCAATGGACGTCAATACTGTACTTTCTGACAAAAGGTACAAGAAGTTTGAAGTTACCGGCGAGAATCCTTATGCGGTGGACGTTTATAACTTTTTTAAGCTAGGTACAACTCCAACCGAGGTTATTTTTGAAGCAGCCCAATTTACAACTGGAAGTCGTCAGTCCGCTACCGAATTTGGCGAGCAGTATGATTTTTTTTATGCCTCTGGTTCTTCTACGCTAATTGATAAAAATTATACGGAGAATTTTAGATATTTTGCACCATTATGGATTAAGGATGTTATACCCGATTTTTTTGTGGTATTTAAGCTTCCTGATCCTATATCTTATCCTTATACAACAAATGTATCTGTAATTGAGAGCGGTAAAAAGTATAAGCTAATCCAGTCACCATATTCCACCGACATTTTCAAGGTAACGTATGGTGTAGATCTTAGTGGAAATCCAGTTGAGTATTCTGCCGGATCCTATATAGATGGTATTGATAACTACTCGTCCTATTCGGTTATTTCAGGAACTGGGTCAGTCGCTTTATTTGATGAATTAGCTTTCTATCCTGATGTAGTAAATCCTGGTGATTTTTTTACCAATCAAGTATTACCTAATGCTCAAACAGTAGCTACTTTCGATCTTAGAGAAAGTTCAACTATCGGAAAATATATCAGAGATCTAACTAGAGATCCTGGTTTTAACCCTTCACCTATTAATTTTGGGGTTGGGAACGCATACACATTCTGGAATGGAGTTAATTACCAGACCGGCGTTCTTGGGCAAAAAGGAGAAATATTAGATTCATATTATAATAGCACTGATTCTATCCCAATGATAGATTTCGAATCAACAGTAACTGGTGGATTTGAAAGAAATGGTATAATTTGTTCGAATCTTTTGAACTTAGAATTCCTTTTTAATGATCCTGATACGGATCTATACACTATAAATCGTTATTTTGGAATGTATGTTTCAAGGAATGATCTCGGTAATTTTAAATTGAATGGTGATTTTTTCTGGAAGTATAAGGATCTTGATGGAAATTTCAATCTTCCTCAACCAAGCAGAAATAATTTAGGATATTACTTCGATGATGTGTCTGCTTACCAGAGTTCAACCGGCGGGGTAAGATTATTCTACGAAGGTGTTACTGGATGGATCCCAGGAAGTTTGGATATAAACCAGAATGATCCGGAGAAATTATTTTATATCACAGATAAGTTTGATAATTTCTATTCTTTAAAAAGATCTGCGGATTCACAAAATATACCCGATTATGAGACATTTGGACCATGGATTGGTGCAACTGCGGGATTCGGAACAACTGGATTTGTTGGTGCTACGGCTGGGACATTAGTTATAACAGATCAGCAGGTTAATCTTTTGGATTTCAGCGGACCAGATGATAAGGTAGGATCATTTTCCGGATATCTTCCTAATGACCCAGGCAGTTCTTATACTGCAATTACATTTCTGCAGGAAATACCGGCGGACATAAACCTTACTTTTAAAATAGTTTGGCCCGAGGGATCTAGAGGAAACGTTAAGGAAAGATATGATTTAATATCCAACGGCAACTTTAGTGGATCACAATTAAGATGGATTCCTGGCGATCATTACGCAACGGGTAACAACTATTATTTCAATGGGGTTGCCAGCTCCAATGATGGAATATATTCTATAGCTAGTAGTTTTTCTGCATCTGCTGCAGAGATCACTAGCGTTACGTGGTATTCAGCTCCTTCTAAAAACGATTCCGTTATTAGATTGGTAAATCCTGGTGATTTGAATTCAAGATTTAAAGTAGCAGTTTACTCAAACTGGGAGGATTTCTCCCTATTATATCGTGGTGTATGGGATTCAACCTCGTCATACGATTCTGGAGTAATAGTTGAATATGGAAACAAATATTGGCTAAGTAATACTAGCATAGCTGCAAATATAGCAGGAAATCAGGACCCTACCAGCAATACAAATTGGACCGAGTATTATCAGGTTGATCAATCATTAGCTGGTCTCGTTAAAATCAACGATGTTGATATAACGCAAATATCGGGGTTAGCTGATTTCAAGGGTGGAACGCAGTATTCTACCAATAGGGTTGTATTTAATGTGGATGATTCCGAAGCTATCACTAAGGAAAGATGGATCCAGACTAAACAAGGTTATTCTTACATTAATGAGATATCCAAGTATGTAGATTTACCTGTTTTTGTAAACGGATTTGCATCCGGCTGGGGTAATTACGAGACACTGCTGGTTGCGACGATAGAAGATGATAACCAAGTAATAGATCTTGGTAGTAATAGTCATTTTAATGTTTTTAAAATGGCTGAATTGTCAGCTGGTGTTTACACTTTCTTTGATACTAAGGAGCTTGACTTCGACTTTTTTAGCTCTGAATATTCAACAACCCCAACAGCAGAATTTTTTAGATATTTCCAATTGTTACCTAATCAATCGGGAACGATAGTGGAAGGCGAAAAATATCTCGTTCAGTCTGGGTCTATTACCTATGCTGGAACTGTATATAATGCTGGTAAGGTTTTTATAGGATTATTCGGTACTAGCATATTTGTGGATAATGTTATTGGATCGTCACCATCCGTAGTTTGCCCAGCGAAATTTACAAAACTTAAATATGTTGATTTAGCTACAACCTATGATGTGCCTGTCCCCTACGAGACTGATCTTGGTAAATTCCCAGGATTCTTGGGCATAGAGTCACTTCTCAGTCCAGGTGCAGACCAAAAAATGACGCCAAAAGAATTCCAGTTTATCTCAGGAAAACTTAGTTCCGAATATGATTATTTGGAAGAAAACTATAATACACAGAGATCCAATTATTCGAGGATAGTTCCTACTGTCAATAAATGGGTTTATACAGGTGGAACAGATGCAAGAGGAAATCCTTATAGACTTAATTTAAGTCCAGCTTTTTCTAGCACTAATTTTTCACCTAGTCTAGAGAAAGAAACCCCTGATCCTAATTATTTAACACACGAATGGTTTGTGTTAGAGGGAGTTCCTAAACAATTCCCGCCTAGCGCACTTGCTACACAAAAAGGATATCTTCCTTCTGCGGTTGATTTAGACACACTAAGAAGTGCGGATCCAGCAAATGCATTATATTTCAGCGATTCTTTTACCGCTTTAGGAACCGATTATACTGGTAACTATTCTAACTCTGCAAATCAGACGAAAGAATTCTTTACTCCGTTAGCATTTAATTCCACCACTGGATTTTACGAGACCTTATTTAGAGGTGTCAAGGTACAGTTTAAGAAAAGAAGCAACGTACCAAATCCTTCAACCGATTTGGATAGGTATGTTTCGAATTACAGGGGATACCAGGGATATAAATTTTCTGCCTTACTCCGTATAGTAGACGAAGATCCTAATGCAATACAGTCGCCTGTTACCTACGAGGTTATAGAAAATTCAACGCAGCAATTTGTACTTTTACTTTGCACGGTTGTAATGAAAGACTATAGGGCTTCTGATATTGGACACACTGGTCCTACCGGAGGAAATCCGTATTTGGATCACGTCTTAATGTATTCACTAATAGACAAGGAGAAAGATAATCTAGTTGGGCTTACTGGAGCTACTGGTGGATCTTCTTTATATAGCATAGGTGATATTAAACTTAGCGTTGGATTAGATCTTAGCGTAACTTCATCAAGCTCTGTAACTTCTTTAACCGATCCCGGAACAATCTATTCTATACCGAATCCCGATTATGATTCGGATTTAAGAGAAGAAATAAATTTATACTATCCTACCGGAGCTACTGGATTAGTTGGTCCTACTGGGGATGGTAGTTTTTATGTTACACAGATCGCATCAACATACCCTTGGCCGGTTGGAAGATCACAGTCGTTTGTTAATTTCGGACCTATAGACAATCCTTCTTACATATTCGACCTTCCATTCTCGCCAACTTCACCAGCGACTATACCAATTGGTAGTAAATCTAAATATGACGGTAAACCTGTTGTACAGCTTGCGGGTGGAGCTAACTACTTCAACTTTATTATGAAGAGAATATCGGTGGCTGAGATAACCAAAAGATTTAATAATCTTAGTCCTTATATTAAGTATTCAAGTTATTATTGGAATCCTTCTACTTCACAAACAGTAGAGTCAAGCAATACACTGAATATAGGTATTTTAAAGCCTAGCTACATAAGCAGATCAAATGGACTTTATCCTGTACCATCTACAACTGGACCAGCAACTCTTGGTGTTAACACCACAACAAGCTACGGGATAGTTAAAGGTGGATCCCAGTATTCTTCGGATCTAACTAGATATACAGGAGGATACGAGCCATTGTCTAGAAAGCTCATTCTTTTTAAGAACGATAAAAGCGATTACGTTTCAGGCTATAATTCAGTTGATCTTAGTTTTAGAAACTGCACATTTGCGCCAGAACAAAACGGATTCGGTCTGATCAGGAATCTTTGCTATACTAAGGTAAGTAAAAACAAGGGACTTTTAGACGCTGCTGCAAACCTTCCACAAGGAGCTGTTTATCCTTTGATAGGTATAACACCGATCGCAAAGAAAGATTTTTCTATATTCTGGTCTACGTGGGATCCTGGATACTATAACTTGTTTTCGAATTATAATTCAGAAACACCAGTTGCGGGAACAAGATCAATGCGTGAATACCCTACTTTCTTTGGTTCTAAAATAATGCAGACCCCTCAAGAAATAGGTCTTACAACTTTCATAACCTTACCGGTTTCCAGAACTATAGGTAACCCAAATGTTGATGAGATTAATGCTCAGGCATTAGCTTCGTTGCCATTAATACAAAATATACCTATGGCAGATTCCGGATCGGGAATAGGACAACTTGAAACAGCATTAATCGGGGTAGATCTTGCATCTTTGGATCAGAGCATCTATCCTGACGTTGAAGTTTTCTATCAGGTTTTAGAACAATCTAACCAATTGGTCGGGGTTTTAAGAGTTGATCGAATGCTTAGAAGATTTTTATTAAACTCTGGTATCAGAGACGTTTTCCAAAATAATATAATATCGGAATTTGGGGTTGGTAATCCTGATAGTCTTGAGGATGATATCAGATCTTATATCGAATTAAACGTAGTACCTATCTACACAGCAAGCTTATTCAATTTGTATGTTAAAAAAGTTCCTAATCCAGACACCAATAACGGCGGATTAAGATATGTTATAGGTGACCTTCTAGGTAAAGACAGATATAAGGATGGATATGTTTACGAGGATGGATTAGATCTCGTAAAACAGAATGAATTAATCTATTCATTTACATACGATGTTAACCCTAACTCAAACTGGTCTTTAACATTTACATTCGGAATAAATAAGATATAATTATGCCAGGACCATCTATAATTTCATTTAATATCACAGACACTGATCTGGATTTAGTTGCAAAGCTAAATCCAAATTTTGAACAAATAGCGGAATCTAAAGGAGGCGTGCAAGGTCCTATTGGACCAACCGGCCCAACTGGATCTATTGGAAACTCTGGACTAAAAGGACCAACCGGACTTTCTGGTCCAAGAGGAACTAGATGGTTTGTCGGCGGCATAGCATCACCAACTGGTGGATATGGAGATATCTCAGTGGAAGGTGATTACTGGATAGACTCAGAAAGTTCAGATAAACCTCTTTTCGTATTTGGTCCATCTGGATGGATAGAAACTGGATATTCACTTCTACCGCAGGAGGAATTTTCTCTTGTAACTGGTGTTAAAGGACCAACCGGATTGGATACTGGGTATCGAGCAATAGTACAAAGCTCAACTTATCCTATACAGAACACATTCGTTTTTAGTGACGGTACTCCTTCTGCAGTGCTTACTAATCCAGACTATACAAACTTCTTAGTTACTACTGATCCTTCAGTAAATGATTACCCAGTTATGGAATTTGGTAGGGCGGAAACTACGGTTTTAGGACCAAGCGGATACTACAAGCATCCCATCTGGAGATGGACCGGCGGATCAACTGATTACAATATTCTTTTTTCAGTTCCTGCTGATAGCTTAAATATTGCAGCAAGAGATGGAATTACCGGCGGTGCATTACAAAATCTAAGACTTACTGCTAATTCTAATCTTTATGTTACTTCATTAGCTGGATCTATATCTTTAAATGGATCTGGAGCATCTGTTTTATCCGCAGAGGATGAAATATCTATCATATCGAATAATCTTACTCTATCACAGAATGAATTTTCTACAAATAGATTAAATCTAGATATCTCGGTAGATCTTCCTGGTGTCAGAGATTCTGTTTATGGAAATGTTGGACTTAAGGTACAAAACACAAATGGCGGGGTTATTCAGATAGGCTCTACCGGATCAGCAACTGGCGGAAATTCATTATATAAAGCATCAACTGATGGTGTAACTCTATCGGAAGTAAAAACTGATGGAACAATATACATGACAAAAAACGCACTGTATAAAAACACTCCTACGTTTGATTCAAATACTTCTTATATCTCTAATTACAGCGGTACACTAGTTTCCTGGTATTATCTAGGATTTAATACACTGGGGCCAAATAACACATTCATTTTAAACGTAAACCCAACCAATAATTTGGGTGTTGCACTTGATATGAGAACTGGAGTTGATAATAACCTAGCCAGACTAATAGAGACCAATCAATGTATAAGAATAAAAATATTACAGCAGGTTTCCTCTAATTCTTTACCGATCAGATATCTAGGATATTTAACCGGATCCCCACCAATGTCAACACAGCTTATTAGCTTGTCACCTGGGGTTAATGAGATTGATATAGTGTTCTATAGAAACAGCGGAACTTCTCTAACAGGGTCTAAGGCTTTCTATTATACTGCTTTTGGTTCAGGTCGTCTTTTCTAAACCCTCCTATTTGGAATTCGGATATATAAACTCATGGCTGATTTAAAGCTTTTAAGACTTACCAAGGGAGACACCCAAGAGGATGTAATCAATAAACTGAATCAGAATTTCAGTGGCATCCTATCTGCAGGTGGCGGAACCTATGGTAAAACCGGACAACCTGGCTCTCAAGGATCACCAGGACAGACCGGACCAAATGGAGACATAGGTCCTCCAGGAAACAGAGGATCAATATGGTTTGTTGCAAACACGCCTCCAACGGGAGCTACTGGATATACTACCGGTGACCACTGGGTAGACTCTTCGGAGGATTTTATTGATTATGTTTACAATGGAGCTTCCTGGGGAACAAGTGGATTAAATCTTACTGGAACACAGTATTTTAAGAGTTTTAATGGTATAATTAATAGGAATGGGGATAATTCTAAAAATGCAATCATACAGTTTTCACCCACCCCGTATTCCAACACATTGGTTATATCAGATTCTCTGGTTAGTAAAGCATATGGAAACCAGCAATATTCAAAGTTTTTAATATCACCGCAGGGGCAGTTAGGTAAGCATATATTAGAATTCGGTAAATCTGAATATATGGATGGTAGTTCTACCGATTCCAATAAGCATCCTTATTTTGAATGGGAGAATCCAAATTCTTCGAATGATTATAGCTTGGTGTGGGGCGTAACTGGCGGAGGGTTTACAATTAATTCATCCTCCCTGGATTTAATAAGCCAGACAGGAATATTAGATATGAGATCTGCTGGGAACGTATCAATAAGCACAGCAACATCATTTACCGGAATCACAAAGGGGTACATGAATTTCAATTGTCCGGATCAGGATTTTTCTTTGAATTCATCTAATCTATACATTGGTGCAGAAACAATAAATGTTTCTGGATCTCTAATTATAACTAACAATACCTCTTCCGGTGTTGGGCTAACAGCTACTAATAACACATCCAGGGGAGGAGTTATTGATATACAATACGTTACAAATGGATCAAATGCTTCAAATAAGAATCTTGTAGTTCTAAGCAATACTAATTACATCAATCCTATTTTATCAACTGATGCTTTAGGTGTGACCAGAACAACCCAATTAACGCAAGCTTTCCAGGAAATAGGATCACCAATATCTTCAGGATCAACCGGTGCATATTCATATGGCGGAACAGCATATTATGTGAATTGGCTTAGTGTTTGTCCAGCAGAGGTAGGACCAACTGGAGATAGGAATCTAATATATTTCAACGATGCTATATTGACCCCTCCGGGAACAACAGGAGCGGGAACGTTGGGAGATCCATACAACGGCGTAAGCTTCCTTGGTGTATATGGTGCCAGCATTTCAGTAAATCCTTTATCACAAACTATAGGCGAGAATAGAAGTTTTTCACTTGTAGTAAATAGTAATTCTGACGGCAAACCTTTTTATGCAGTGGGTATCGGAACCTACTCTTCGGTTGGCAATCCATATCCGAATATCGCTAAATCAAATGAATGGAAGATATTACCATTCCCAAGCTCATCCATAACTTTCCATGTTTTCAGAAATGAAAATGCTGGAACAACAGGATCTTGGAAAGTGTTTTACGAGGCAAATAAATCAAGTGGCTTTTTATACGAAATATAATGAAATTCAATAATAAATATATCTTCCCTGGTGATTCGAAGGATGAAATAATCGATAAGGTTAATTTCAACTTCGATCAGATTCTAAGTAGTGGATTTGGTGCAACCGGATTCAATGGCGGAAGAGGTGCAACCGGGGTTATTGGTAGAATAGGTCCCGATGGAAGCCCAGGAACTACTGGCACAAGATCTAGCAATTGGTTTCAGCAGTCTACTGCACCATCGACTGGAGGTGCTCAAACTTATGATTATTGGATTAATACGTCTCCGACTAATCAGGACGAGATATACATTTATAGCGGACCAACCGCCGGATGGCAAGATACAGGTGCAAGCCTTAGAACTTCTGGATTCTTTACTGGTGTACAGGGGATAAATGGGCCAGAAGGCGCAACGGGATATAACGCAGTAGTAATTAATGCAACTGGTCCTAATACGACAAAAACAACTTTTGTTTTTGCGGACCGGGTTTTAACTGCGGATAACGTAAATCCATTGCAGTCAAAAGTTTTAATAGCCACCGATAGTTCTACTAACGGTGGATCTATATTAGGATTTTCTAAAACAACCACAAATTCACCGGGTTATCCTAGATTTTCGTGGGGGTCAACCGGAGCAGATTATAGCTTGGATCTTTCCACTGTATCTGATTTAAAAATTAGCGCTGGGGCGGATCTTAATATTAGTTCTAGCAATGGAACTATAGATCTATCCGGAAATGTCTTAAATTATATTTCAGGAACATCCACTGAATTTACCAGTGCTACTGGTGGAATATCCATAACATCAAACTCAACAGTCCAGGTTAATTCGAAATATGCTACTTTTAAGGGATCTGACAATTCCATAAATCTACCGGTTACGCTAGGAGCTTCTGGTGCAACTGGGCAGAGCAGGCTAACAGTGAGAGGATCACTTTTTGATGTTGCACTTCTAGGTGTTTCTAGCGGACCTACTGGATCTTTACCGCTTATATCTATTAACGACGTAAATGGTAGGAACCTATTGAAAGTCAAACAAGACTCGCAGGTAGTAATAGGAGTAACTGGATCTACTGGATCACATTTAACAAAATCATTTGTGACAGTTCAATGTAAAATGATCCCAGTAGAAGGAAATACAACAGGCAATATAAATCAGGTTAATTTAACATCCCCTGATATTTATGGAGCAAATGATATCCTATTAGAATTCCCAAGTTCTCTGAACCAAAATCCTTATACCAATGACGGATCTTATAGTAATCCTGTTTTTTATACAAATATACCTTCACCTTATTTTTCTGAACTGATAGCAAAGCCTAACGAGATAACATCTTACAGAATTCATAATGGTGCAACAGGATTTACATTTTCTGGATTGTTATATGATTACCAAAGGCTTGCATATTCTATATCAGGAGGTAGCATTGCAACCATACTGCAGAAAAGAATAGAATTTGGAACTAGCAATCCGGTATCTTCTGTATCTATTACTTACACACCTGACTATAAAGGATTTTATTTTAATGCTGGAGTAACTGGTGGTTTTGTAAATTTAACAGATCAGTGAGAATATAAACTTAGATTCCGACTATAAATTAGAAAGAGGATAAATACATGAAAATAACATTATCTGAGCAAAGAAAGAACGAGTGTAAAGATTTAATGGATTCCTACCAAGAATGCCATTCAGAGCTTACCGAGATGCAGAAACAACTTGAGAATCTAGTAGAAAGGATAAATATCAGAACTTCGGAATTAACTGATCTGAGAAAAAGAGAACACGAAATGTATTCAGCTCTTACCGAAGAATTTGGACCGGGAGAAATTGATTCTTTAAACCTTGAATGGAAAATAACAGAAAAATAAATAGAAAAAAATGAATAAAATATTTAGCTTAAATTCTATACTAATGCTAGCATTGGCAATAGTATTGTTTATGTTTTTAAAACAGTGCCAAGGCGGATCGGAAGCTGAACAAGAGCTTGCAAGAATGCAAAGAAATCTTATTGCAGCCAATGATTCTATCCGATACATCAAAAGTGAGGAGGGAAGAATAATTGCTGAAAAATCTGGATTGCAACTAAAAGTTAGCGAACTTAATAGCGAGCAGAAAGAAATAATGTCAAGATTGGAACTGGAGAAGAAAAAAACTCCAGGTGTAATTATTCGTACCATAATTGAATACAGAGACACTGGTATATCAGTAGAGACACACGCTAAAGCAAATTCTGATTCAACCGGAGAACTTTCTTTCGCATATAGTCCTAAATTAAAAGGTAAAAATTCGTTAAAAGTGAGTGGAAAGGTTCCTTACTTAAGCAAAATAGGATCTAAAAACATATCAGGTGAAGACGTATTCTATTCAACCGTTACTGGTAATGGAAACACTACTCTTGAAATACAGCAAACTCTAGATGTGGTAGCTGGATTATATAAAGATCCAAAAACTGAAATCCTGCAGGTTAGATTAAGCACGGATTTTCCTGGTATAACATTCGGAGCACTTGATGCTATCGAAATACAGGACAATGCAGAAACAAAGAGAGCTTTAAAATCAGCAAGAAAGAATTTCGGAATAGGATTCCAGTTAGGGTACGGAATGGGTCTAAATAAAACAGGATATACCGTAGGACCTTATATTGGTCTAGGACTACATTATTCACCAAAATTTTTACAATTTTAAATCATGGCATTTACCACCACTTCCAAATACCTTCAGCTAACTCCATGGTTATTAATGGAGTATATGTATGCTGACAATCCTAACCCGGAGACATATACGGTTAATGAGGTGGGGTATAACCGCCTTGTTAATGGATACATGAACGGTGATATCCAGGCTTATAATTTAAACGATGACTATCAGTTTACTAGCAATACTGCTTCTGTCTCTGTTGTTCAGCTAAACGATACCAAATTTGTTACGCTAAATTCGAATCTAATAGTTCCATTTAACGACTACAGCACGGAATTAACACCGACCAGTGAGACACAGGTAACATTCCCATCGAATATTACTGTTACCTATGATTCGGTAAGATATTGGATATTGGCCGGATATAATTTAAGCGAGATAGATGGTGTTATTGCACAGATACAATACCAGGATCAGGATTTGAGTTATGTTACAATATCACAGATCCTTCTGCAAAGAGCTTCTGCTGATGCTTACACATTTTCTCCTTCCCCTCTTTCGATCGGGTCTACTATTTACGACAAGTACTTTGAGTTAAGCATACCAAGTTTATCTTCAATGAATGATGCCTACCAGGCAGCTTCTGCAGGGAGTAAAAGCTCACAGCTATCCGCTATTCTAAGTAAGAGCGGTACTGGATTTGTCGTCAATGCCCCTATAAAGGCATCGCTATATAGTATAGGGTCAATTCAAACGCAAAATGGATATGCCACATACCTAACTAGCTTAAATTCGGTAGCTAGCATTGAGCCACAAGATCCTTTTTCAGAGGTTGCTGCTTACATTGCACCTTCACCGGGAGGACAATTCTTTGAGTATTTTGGAACCTATGATGGAGGATTTATAGAGGACTTTATCCTTTTCCAGAATTCGATAGGTAATGCTTATGTTATATCACACCAGATAGAACTTTTTGAACAGATTGGTGCTGCTTTAATAGAAACATCAAACTTCACAAGTTTACAAACAACCGGGTATGATATACCTAATCTATATAGGCCGATCGTTAGAAATGCAAGTGTTGCTGCTAGCTTTACCCTGAGGTATACTATGACTTTGGTTAATAATGCAAACCAAGATAGAATAGTAAGAATTAGCTCATATACAAGCACTAATCCGCACCAGTATGGAACTAACATACAGCCTATAGTACTTTCAACATTCCCGCAGGTACAAAAAATTTATAATAAAGTATACACCCCACCAGCTATTCAATTATCCTCTGACGTATTTTCTTCACAGCTAAATGCTAGAGAAGTTGTTAGATTGAATAATGTATACGTTACAAATGCTAATATCACATTGGGAATAACTAATCTAATAGTTAATGGTAATACTGTATCGCAGGATCCATCAGGATCTTCATCTACCGAGCGTATACCTTTTTATGCTAAAGG